TTGTATCGACCTCACCTAACCGCCGCCCGACGTTTAGACAAGTTATCAGATATTTCTTTGTGGATTTCTCCCGGCGCCTCTGATAGGGCCCCTTTCCCCCCTTCCTGTGGAAGGGGGGTTCCCGCATAAGCGGCTAGTTACTTAATCCGACTGGCCAAAGTAAGATTTGTAACCATTGAGCATTGAGAATCTAAGTGAATCATAATCTGGGAGAGCTGGCACTCTCATATGATTTTCAACCAAAGCATCAAAAATTTCTTCACGATGCTTGTAAAACTCTTGACGTGGGTGTAAACTTAATTCGCGGAGGACGCACTCTACAATGAGTGGTAAGACAACTTTCTCTGGCATCGTTTTACGATACCAGTTAGGGATGTCCAACACAGTTCTCATTTGTAACGGTCCTATCCATCGGCCTTCCTCTTGCGAATATTCAAAATGTCGTTTCAAAAGAGTCACATCAGCTAGACGCCTAGTTAAAGGAATCAGCGTTTGGTCAGCGGATTTTTGTTCATCCGTATATGTCATTCCAAGTCGGTCTGCTGCAGATGTTATTACTGCCTGATTGAAAACTGGTTCAATCTTCTTGCTCACGTTTACGACATTGTCATCGCCATAAATCTCGATCTTGACGTTTCTTTCAAAATCTCCCATGTTCGCAAGTTGCTTTGGGACACTAGTCAAATAGAAGATGCGCATCAGCATCTGTCCAATTATCGTATTCACTGTGGCAGTCAAATAAACACCCGAGGGCATTGAATGAGTCCACATATACACATCGTTGTTGATGACATGTAGTGAATTTGCAATGTCTGCCATTAAAATGGTGCGAACCTTATTTCCTTGTTCGTCTTTTCCATACCATTTATTGATGACATCCAATGCTGCGTACAACAATTGGGCAGATACCGAACCATCCCAGTTCGAATAATCTCCGGCCACAACACGATCTCCGTGCGTAAGCAAAGTTTTAGCTGCAAGATTCCAGTCCTCTCCATAACAGTTGGTTCCAACCAAACTTTCGTTTAGTATCCTTCCTTCTGCCTGGGCTGCTACAAAAGCACCGAAGTACATTCTGCAAGCAATTGTAAAATCCAGTGGTGACCCAGAGAAAACTCTGGTTTTTCCTGCTGCTGCTTTCTCAATTGGTCTTGTTTCATCTTTCAACAGATCAATCCACAAAGTAGGATATCGGCGGCCAGCTAAGGCAAACTCAATCCTCTTTTCAACGTGATATTTCAGTTCATCTGAAACGTATCCTTCATCCAAATTGATCCAGCTACTTTTTCCTCCCATTCGTGGTTCTTTTGTCAAACCCCAGGGGAATCCAGGGGAAGTTGAAGTTGTTAACGAGCTAAAATACTCATCGCCAGGAGTGCCAAAAATGGCCTCTTCTACACTGTAAATACAGCGTTTCCGTGAATACGGAGTGGCGTTTATGTATACTCTAGCTACATCACCAACAACAATTCCCATAGTTTCCTCTGAGAGTGGAGTCAATACTTTTCCACATTTCTTCAGTCCCTCAAACAATGGATCCCAATAAATTGGTTCTCCTTCATCTTTGGTAATGAGAATAGGTCTCAAAAATGCTGGCATCTTTTCAGATTCCATACAACATCCAGAGATGGTCGTTCTTTCCAACGTTGATGTTCCAACAGTTCCCGCTGGAAAAGGCAATTTCCCAATAGGGAAAAATGCTCCTTCCGGAACTTTTGAATCAACACAGTTGATCAGATTCAGAGGGGGGAAACACTGCGCTTCCCATCCTGCCTTCTGAAGCACCTTCTCAATCTTTTCTCGATATATGCACATCGAAAATCCATATCCTTTTGCTCCTGCAACATGTAAACCTATGATTTTCTTATCAAAGGCTGCATCTTTCAAAAATAAGATGCTTCCACAGTCACCTCCCTTGGTTTCTGCTTTATACATGTATCCTTTTCGGCAATTGTACGTTGTTCCATCATCCATTGAATATGAGGCATCCTCACATTCAACCGTTAGATTCTGTAAATTGTACGACACAAAGTTCCCATTATTCACATCTACTATACCACAAAGCTGTGCACTTCGGCCTTCCACGCGGGGAAGATCTTGTGCAGTCACAAAGTGAGACATCAGATCCGGATATTGGGGACATGTTCTTGGGAAAACCATCAATATGAGATCTTCCTTTTCTCCTCTTGTCGTCTCAAAGTCCAGAACTTTCACAGTCGAAAGTTTGAAGTTAAAATACGGCCTGCCATCCAAAAATCGGCATTGCAAATCATCTACTGGACAATTTGCTTTCCAGTGCTTATACATTAAAGCACACGTTCCTCTTATGAACAACCCTTTTGCGATTTCCGCTCCATCCGTGGTCGTTAGGATGAATTGATTACGGTAAACTTTCTTGGAAATTACTTCCCAAGCGTTATGATCCAAAAGGCCCTCAGGAATTACCTTCGCATCCTCATACACACTTTTCA